GAATTTCACCTGATGTACCAGATGGAGCGGTACCTACACCAACAGAGGTGAATTCAGAGTTACTGGTAGAAACATTTGATGCTGATGTAATACGACCTTGTGCGTCAACCGTAATTAAAGCTGAATTGGATGAACCACCATAAACACCAGCAGTTACCGCGGTGTTGGCTAATTGACTAGCTGTTAATACGCCTGTAATTTTTGTGTTGGCTACTGCTGCTATTTTTGCATTGGTAATCGTACCGTCTGCAATATCGGATGCAACAACGGTTCCGTCTGCGATTGAATTTGCGGTTATTTGACTGATTGCCATAGAATCTCTCTAAACAATGATTGATGAATTTACATTTATAGTGTATTTATCTATTCAAAATGTTTAATCCTGATGTTTTATCAATTGAGTTGGGTCTTGATTGAATATCCAATTAACAAATTTGCAAGCTAAATCTTCATTTGTGAAGTAACGAGTCATTACTTGTCCCGTAAGTGTAGAACAAACAAATATAAGTATGTTTCCTTTGTAATTTGAAAATTTAATCCACCAATATTCATGAACAACTGGGTGCCATGAACGAAGATGTTTGATAATGTCGGTCTCTAAATTTTTCTGCATATTGGGCAATAATTGAATTTATTTAGCGAAAATGTGTTGGCCGGCGCATCTTTGTTTTATACATAGCTGGTGTCCGGTTTGATAATAAATGAGCTTTCCTAATCCGACATGAAACCCAATCATTATAGTAATCATCAGTTCTTAAAGCGTCCCGATTAAATATCTCCCAGGTCTCCCAATAAGCACATTCAGAGCGTGATTTACAGAGATGTAATATCTCTCTTCTAAACACATTTTCTCCAAGTGTTTTTACCTCTTCTTGAATAATTTTGTTAGAACCAAAGTATTTTTCCCAATCAGAAGTAATTCTAACTTTTTTGGATTTACCTTTTACTTGACGCCTTGCAGCTTTGGTAAAAAACTTCTTACCTACATATTTACGACCAGTTCTGACATTTGTAATAAGATACACCATGCCAAAATATTCACCAATTTCTTCACCCGTAAATTCTTTATGATTATATGTCCATTTCAATCTGTGTAACCGTCATCTTCCTCGTTGAATGATTTTTTAATTTTATCAATTTCGTCTATCATGTATTCACCACAGAATGGACAATAGAGAGGATCTGTTTCACATATCTCTTTGTCATACTGTATCACATATTTAGACCCACATTCACACGAATGGTGTTTGTTTGCCATAAGTTATTTTATTGAATTATTTACACGAACAGTTAAGTTCGTAGTTTTTAATTGCAGCTTTGATAGCATCTTCAGCAAGAACTGAACAATGTATTTTTACTGGAGGGAGTGCGAGTTCTTCAGCAATAGCTGAGTTTTTGATAGTAGAGGCCTCTTGAAGAGTTTTACCTTTGATTATTTCTGTCACTAAACTTGATGAGGCTATGGCTGAACCACAACCATAGGTCTTAAATTTAGCATCTGTAATGACACCATTTTCTACTTTGATTTGTAATTTCATTACGTCACCACAGGCCGGTGCACCAACCATTCCTGTGCCAACATTTGGTTCGTCTTCAGGAAAAGAGCCAACATTTCTTGGATTTTCATAATGATCTAATACTTTTTCAGAATATGCCATAAAATTATCCTATGCTGAAAATGATGAACCACAACCACATTTACTTGTGGCATTTGGGTTCTTAATTTGAAATTGTTCAGCCATTAATGTTTTACTATAATCTATTGTAGCACCATCAAGATATTGCATACTCATAGCATCTACAAGTAAAGTTACGCCATCTTTTTCTACTACAAAATCATCTTCACCTTGAGATTCATCAAAAGTAAAACCATATTGAAAACCAGAGCAACCACCACCAGAAACAAACAGTCTTAATTTAAGGTTTTGATTGTCTTCCTCGGCGAGTAAGCTTTTAATTTTATTAATAGCGCCTTGTTCTAATGTTACCAATTGTTTTTACTCTCTAATGAATCTTTAAGTTTAGGGTTAAAATTGACACGAATAATCTTTTCAGCCTCTGTTATGGATAATTTATATTTTTCTAAATCTGCAACAGGTAACGATGTATTTGGAAATATGTAAGCTGCTGACTTTTGATTCTTTACATCAACAATTACTTTATATATTTTTGTAGGAATACCAACATTGTTACCAATGACCGCATAACCTTTTTCATAAATTGGTCCAGAAGCTATATATACATCATTATTTTTCAATACATATTCACGCACTTTAATTTCTAATTGTTTCCAGATACCACGGTTATTATTTGGTACCTGTGGAATCATATTCGTTAAAAAGAATGATTCAGACATGATTTCATCATTTTGTGTATTGTCAGCACCAGGACTTAAATGACCACGGTCATATGGTTTACCAGCATAATCTGCTAGTTGACTTTGATGTTGAACAGGAACTTCAGGATCAGGACGAAAATCATCTTTGCGTTTTGCTGGGCCTGTAATTGATTCTTTAGTAAGATGCTCTAGCACATATACAGCGGTCTTTGTATTGTAATTATATTGTAAAGCATAATTCTTTTTACACATATACTGAACATTGACCGCCTTTGACACCGGTGCACCATAAGGTGTAAATTGTGGACATTTATCATCAATAGGATTCGCCAGAGATGTTAATGGTAATAGTAATAATAGTAATATTTTCCTCAAATTAATTTATAACCTTTATTAAATTATATTATTTAATCCGTTCTGTTATCAACCCACGGACGCTTGCCTAACATATGTAGGTTCAAAGTTTTTTGAATACGGTCATGTTTAACTGAATCTTCATCAATAGTATTGCCTTCGTATTCTTCAGCTTTGTTTACTGGAGCTGAATATGGTCGTTTTGATAGTTGTTGTTGATTACCCGTATTCTTTTGTTGAACATCATTTTCTGCATATACTGATATTGTTGTGCTTAATAGTGTTACCAATAGTAGATTTTTTAACATTTAATTTCTCCTTAATATTTGCATAACCTATGCAATTACAATTACTTATACAAAGGAGAGGTTAAAATTTGAATGTCTGCTTATATACATCAGGATATGCTAAATGACATACACCAATTAGTATATATCATAGTTTTAGGTTTGGCTCCAAACATCACTCCAATTACCTGATAAAGCACCTTTGGCATAATCAGTAGCACGATTCTCAAAAAAGTTTGTGTGTGTCGGTGCGTTAATCATTTCTTCAACCCATGGTAATGGATTCTTTTTCACTTTGAATACGCCTTTCATACTAAGTGAAATAAGGCGCCTATCACAGATATAACGAATATATTGTTTTACATCAGCTGCAGTTAAGTCTGGCATATCACCCATTTCAAAAGCTAAATCAACAAACCTATCTTCCAATTCAACCATCTTTTCTGCGATGGTGTAGATTTGGCTCTTTAATTCATCGTTCCAGATTTCTTTGTTTTCTTCTATATAGGTTCTGAATAATTTAATCATAGATTCACAATGTTGTGTTTCATCCACAATAGACCATGTAATCACTTGGCCCATACCCTTCATCATACCATGACGAGGAAAATTAAGCAACATAATAAAAGAACTAAAAAGCTGCATGCCCTCCGTAAAAGCAGAGAAGACGGCGATGTGTTTTGCAGTTGACGCAAGGTCACCATTCTTTGAGCTAATATCCGTAACGTAATCGTGTTTATCCTTCATTTGTTGATAATCTAAAAATTGATTATAAGTTGTATCTGGTAAACCTAATGTTTCAATGAGGTGAGAATAAGCTGCAACATGAAGTGCTTCACGAGCTGCAAAACCTAATAACATCATACGAACTTCTGGTTGTGAAAAATATGGTAGATAATTCTTTACATATCCTGAAGCTACATCTACATCACCTTGAGTGAAAAAACGAAAGATGTGTGTTAAAAATTGTTTTTGTGATGGTGTAATTTTATTCTTCCAATCTTTGACATCTTCAGCCATAGGAATTTCAGTATGAAGCCAGTGACTTTGTTCATGTTTAAGCCAAGAATCGTAGGCCCAAGGATAAAAAAATGGTTTGAAACTGGTTCTTTCGTCTGTAATTTTGTAATCGTATTTCTTGGTCATTTTTATCCTTCGCAAGCTACGCAAACGGATTCTTCCGTTGCTAATTGTTTTAAGTCTATCTCTTTAATTGCTTCACGCTCAATCTTCTTGGCCACTTTATCAGCTTTACCAATCTTTTCAGAACGG